AGGTAAGGGAGAAACGGGAAAAGAAACAAAGAAAGAACCTGAAAAGATTGATGACAATGTTCTTTTAAATGACGATGGATCTTTCGAGATCAACGAATTTAAAGAAACAAAAGAAAAAGATAAAGCTTCGGACGAAGAGGAAGAAGCAGCGATCATTGAAAAAGCTGAAGTTAAGAAAGGTAAGACTCCCTCCGACGGTGGTTCGAGCGACTCTTCTCCTTCTTCTTCACCATATTTAGCCTTCGCAAAGGACAGAGCCAGTGAGGGGGTCTTACTTGACTTTAGCGACGAAGACTGGCAGGAATTGGTGGAGAGAAATGACGGAGACGAAGCTCAGGCTCTTCGAGAATTACATCAACTGTCTGTATCTCAAATGATAAAGACAGGTGTTGAAAGGTTCAAAGAGTCGCTTACACCTGAAGAAAAGCTTCTTTATGAAGCTAAGGAAAAAGGTCTTCCTGTTGATAAATATTCAATTGCAAAACGAAATCAGAGTAAATATGAAAAGATTACTCCTGATCAGTTAAAAGAGAATGTGAATCTGCAAGAAGAAGTGGTTACCAAGTTTCTTGAATTAAGAGGTTATTCTTCTGAAGAAATAAAAGAAGAAATCGAAGGATACAAGGCACTTGACAATCTTGGAGTTAAAGCAGCGAAAGCTCTTGAAGTCGTTCCCAAAGCCTACGAAAAGCAGGTAAAGGAGATGGAGACAGAAGCAGTAGCTGCAGATCAGGCTGCAAAGAATAAGATCAGACAGCGTGTTGCAAAGATGAAATCTTTGGTTGAAAACACTCCTGAAATTATTCCCGGCATTAAACTGACAAAACCGATAAGAGAGAAAATCATGGAGTCAATGACAGTCCCTGTAGCACAGGATAAACAAGGTAATCCGCTTAATCCTGTAATGGCAACGAGGATGAAAAATCCAGAAGGTTTCGAGATGCTGATACATTACTACCATCAGCTCGGACTGTTCAATATTGACGATAGCGGAAAGATTACTCCCGACTTCAGTAAGATTTCAAAGATCGAAAAAACAAAAGCGGTTGACTCTATGAGGAGTGCGTTTGAAAGTAAAGAGAACACATCTACAAGCAGAGCAGCAAAACCGAAAACAGAAGATGACGATTTGGATGCATTTGAAAAAGCGTTCAGAAGATTATAATAAACAAATATTAACAACCCTTTTAAAATGGTTAAAAAATGAGAATTTCACCTTTTCAACTTTATGAATCAGAGGACATAACAGGTCTGGTAACTAAGTCTCACTTAGGTTACAGGTTTGGTATTGAACCTCAACAAGCGTCTAAAGTTGCTACTATGATTCATCAGGCGAATCTTGGTGCAACTGTCAACGCATATCTTAATCAATTTCCTACAGTAACATTCCAGACTGATGATGATTTCACATGGGATATTACAACTAATGGAAAGAAAAACATTCCTCTTGCAAGAGCAGAGGTAACTCTTGGTACAGCACTTACTGCAGCAGATAAGGCTGGACATAACTACTCAGAATTCTATCTGTATTTCTGGGAAGCTTACTTCACAGACGTTAACCTTATCGTAGGTGAACGTAATGAAGTGTATCCTATTCAGGTACTTGAAGATCCTGTAAACGTTGGTGGTCTGTGGAGATACAGAGTACGCCTGCTTACAGGTAACCCGAACCTCTTCGTTCCGTTTGAAGAACTGGCTGCTGGAAAACGTTTCAGCAAGGACTTCTCACCAGTTGAGAAAGAACTGTCAGTTAAAGGTGGTGGTGTACATTACACGTTCCCTTACAAAATGATGAATGCATTTACGATGATTCGTATGCAGGATACCATTCCGGGGAATATGATTGAAAGACCTGTTAAATTCTCTTGGATTGATCCTCAGAGCAAGAAACTCATGACAACATGGATGGACTACCGTTCATATGAGCTTGAAATGCAGTATCAGGACGAGATCAACCACATGCTCGTATACGCTACATCAAATAAAACTGATGATGGTAAATATGTACAGCGTGGTAAATCAGGTAGAGTGATCCAGATGGGTGCTGGTATTAAGCAACAGATGGAAGCTGCAAACTATAACACTTATAACGTATTCGATATCAAGAAATTCACTGAAATGCTTCTTGACATGACAGTAGGTAAAGTCGTTATGGGACAACGTGAAGTAACAGTTCTTACGGGTGAATGGGGAATGTATCAATTCCATGAGGCTCTTGAAAGCTACTCAACCCTTTACACTCCTGCACGTGACACCTTCAGAATCTACAATAAAGGTAACACTATGGGATTCAGGGGTCAATTCCTTGAGTATATCGGACCTAACGGTATCAAGGTTAACATCGTTCATGATGCTCTGAAAGATGATTTCGCACGTAACAAAATTTATTATCCCGGAAAACAGGGTCTTGCTGAATCTTATGTATATGACATTCTGAACATGGGTACTTCTGATGGAAGACCTAACGTACAGAAAGTACAACTTGCTAAGTTCGGTGACATTCGTGGTTACGAACCCGGTCTGCGTGATCCTTTCACAATTGGTCAGGTAAACAGAATCATGGCTAATCCTAAAGATGCATGGACAGAGCACAGAGCCTACACAGGTGGAGCTATTGTTTATGATCCTACAAGGACAGCAACATATAAACCGATTATACTTTAATCATTTAAAAATAAGGAGAAGAAAAAATGGCTAAAATAAAAGAAGAAGAAATGATTGAAAAGGGTAAGACGGAAACAGCTAATACAGCATTTCGCTTACCAATAACTAAAGTCCACGTGAAGCCTATACTCCGTAAAGGAGTATGGCTTCCTGAGGGACACTCAGGGCACTTCATGTACGACAATACGAGTATTATTGTACAAGTTCCGATTGACAAGTTCACAGGAAGACTGAAGAACCCTTTGACAAAAGATGAACAAACGTTCTTTGAAACAAGTGCTGGTCTTGATCTTAAATCCGGAGATCTGAATCCTTATAAGAAAGATGATAATTTCTGGACTGATTTCAGGGTAAGAATCAGGAAAAGTGATAGTATCGTAAGTGACAAAACAGTTCTTATGACTCTCGATCTTAGTGACCCGATACAGTATCTGCAATATAAAGTGTTGTTACTCAACGCTACTCCTGAGGGAGGTATTGTAGCACCAAGTTGGGAGACAAGAGAAGATAGCGGAACTTATAAAGTTGCTCTGGTTCATGAAGGTCAGCAACATGCAGATAAGGTTAAAAAGGCAGACAAGATGAAACTTGCTTATAAATATGTAGGTAAGATTGACTCCTCAGAAGAAGCGATGTACGACTTCCTGACAGTCTACTATCTTGAGAATGCTAAGAGTAAGCGTCCATCTGTTGATTCAGGAAAGGATTTCTACTATTCAGAAATTCAGGATCTTATAGATAATGACCTTGATGGTGTTGTTGAAATCATTGAAGATTCAGACAATTACGAATATAAACTGCTTGTTCATAGAGGTTTAAAGATCGGTGCTTTAAAAATGGTTGGTGGTAACAAACTTGAGACTATTGACGGAATTCCAATTGGTAACAGCCTTTATCAGGCAATACAATGGTTCAAAGACGATAGACATCAGGATGAATATTTAAGACTGAAAAATCAGATTGAGCTTGCTAAATAATGACAGCACAACAAATGAAATACGAGTTCGACGTTGGTTATGATCGCATAACCAACTTCGACGCTCCCGGATATAATGAGAAAGAAATTTCTACCTTCCTTACTAAGGCTCAGGAACAATTAGTTCTTGAGCTTTACAGGGGTGGAAATCATTATAAAGAGGACTTCAAGAAGAGTCTTAATATGCTGAAGGAAGTTCAGAGTATTATAATCTTTGCAGCAGGTCCTTATCCTATGTCATTTGTAGGCGATCTTTCTGCAAATGTTCTTGTAGTTCATAATGAAGTAGCTGAATTAACAACAAATGCTTCTCATGAATATTCTTCAGGAACATTTACTAATGTTCAGGTAAAACCAATAGATGATGACTTTTATCATCTTAATAAAAAGAATCCTTTTAAAAAACCATCAGTAAAGAACGATCTGATCTGGAGACTTGATTACCACACTACTACAACAAAACAACACGTTTATGTGATAGAAGAGAATTCTACTCTTACAAGAGTCAGAGTTCATTATTACAAAAAACCTTCTCCTATCATAATTGCTTGGGCAAATTATGTAGTTGGAGACGGAAGCATAGACGGAATAAACTGGTCAACGTATACGGCATCCAGTTTGGATTGTACACTTGATCCAATTACCCACAGGGATATAGTGGATAGAGCAATAACGCTTGCATATGCAGCGATACAAGACGATAAAGGTTATCAGATCAATGCCGCACAAGAACAACAAAAGAAACAGTAATTTTAATTTAATAGAAAATGAAATCAAGAAAACTCACAAAAGATAATCACACTACAGGTCTGAATTCCGGAGCTGATGCAGTGATTGTTCGTGGAAAACATTTTAATGATCTGCTTGATGATTTTAATGCTCATATACCAGTTGATGGTGCAGGTAGATTTGAATATATTCTTCCTTATGAAGAGGATGGAACTGTTCAGATAGTAGGTCAGGCACAAGATTTTGATTATGCTGCTGCTGATACTCTTACAGCATCAGAAAGCGGAAAGACAATCTGGATACAGGGTGATAACTCTTCATCAGCAATTGTTCTTCCTCCTGCCGTTCACGGACTTAATTTCAAGTTCAAATGGGCAGCTAATAACACAAATACTATTACAATCACTACAGCTGATACAACTGATACAACAGGTGATATGTTCAGAGGAGGTCTTCTGGTCTTTTCAACAACCAACCTAAGTGTATTTATAGAAGCAACAGGTGATGTCAATAGAATGACATTCGACGATAATCTTGCAAACTCTGCATCAGGTGCAGGTAGCTGGGTTGAAGTAGCTTGTGCTGACGACGGTATATGGATTGTTACCGGAGTAATGAACGGTGGAACAGACGTTGACGGAAACGGTTCTGCAATCTTCTCAGATGTAGACTAATAATGAATTTTAAATTTAATATATAATAAAAAATGGAAACAACAAAAAATGTAACTCAACTTTTCGTTGCAAAAAACATCGCAAAAACTGCAACTGCAAACCTTGTCATTGATGAAGTGACAGACATTGCAGATGGCGAAGTTTGCGTTGTCGATCCAAGGAATAACCTCCAACTGACAACCGCAGGATATCCTGTAGGATTTGATAGTTTCAGGATTTGCCAAAGAAGTGGAGCAAGACTTATCTTTTCTGACATAGTGAAAGCTGGTACAGTAAAGAGGTTTAGCATCTCTCTTCCTGCAAATAACCTTGCAACTGAACAGATTGATATGGTTGGTTTCAATGGAACATCTGGTTCAATTGATATCTTTGCTGACAATATCTATACTGTTAGATTGTATATGCTTGAACCGACAATCAGTGGTTTCATGCAACAGAAAATTAAAGAAGGCTACTATAAGTCAGGCATTGCTCCTACTCAGTATGACATCGCTAATGGTCTTACAATGAGCCTTATCAAAAATTTCAGCCGTGAACCGCAAAGAACCAACAGATTTGAAACTGTTTGCGGTGCTGCTGCTACTGCTACTTCCGGTGGTGCAGTCACACTATTTTATGGATCAAATAC